ACGGCCGGGACAGCTCAGCCAGGTGCGCCGACAGGCACAAATGATGTAGTAAGAATTATAGGATATCAATTAACAGATGGTGGAGAGGAAAGTAATAATAACGTTTGCTATTTTAATCCAGATAATACATATATAAAGGTATCATAATATGGCAACAGTAATAGTTAGACCAGATTCAATATCATCTTCATCAGGTTTCGATGTAAGTGGAGCAACATTACTATCAAGAATAAATGATAACAATACCGGTACACGTTGTATACAGAACAGTGTAGGTGCTAATATTACTGGTATTGGGTTTGCAAACAACAGTAGCTACAGTGGTGGATCTATAAACTCTGTTACACTATCAGTAAATGGCGCGGCCGGAGGTAGAGGTAGTGGTCCAATTATAACTTGTCTTCTAAAGAACGGAAGCAGTACTCTTCAAACATCTACATTGCAGTTTAATGAATCCGGCACTCTTTCAGCAGCTGCTTATACTGATTCTTTAACATCTACTATTGTTGATAATTTAACAGTAAACATTACTCCAAATAATACTGGTGTAGCTATATATGAAGTTTTCATAACAGTAAATTATGCAACTGCTGTGTCAGGCTATACCAAGCCAATTATGGGAGTGGCAGCTGCAAATATTGTTTCAGTATCCGGAGTAGGAAAGGCAAACATTGCAAACGTCATTGGTGTTAGTTAATTAGATTCTTAATATTTATATAAAAGGATTAACATATGGCAACAAATATTCCAATATGGGCAGGATCATCATCATTTTATCCAGGAGATACTCCTTTTGGGTTATATGATAATGACACTACATTTCAAAATGATGTAGACAAAGTATCTGATTGGTGTGCTAAAAGATTAGGATATCCAATTACAGACATAGAATTACAACCAATTCAATTATATGCATGTTTTGAAGAAGCTATATCTGAATATGGTGCACAAGTAAATACATTTAATATACGAGATAATATGTTGAACTTATACGGTTCAACTACTAGTAGCGCAAATTTCTCCGGCAATAAAGTTTCTCCTAATATGGGAGGAATAATAGAGTTGGCCGATGAATACGGAGTAGAGGCAGGAGTAGGAGGAAATGTAACATATTATACTGGATCTGTATCTGTAACAAAAAGTCAACAAATATATGATTTAACTGATTCTGGCATTGTATCATTAGAATCCGGAACTGCCGGAACAGATGCAATTGAAATTAAAAGAATATTTCATAATGCACCTCCGGCTATTGTAAAATATTTTGACCCATTTGTTGGTACAGGATTAGGATCTCAAAACATGTTAGAAGGATTTGGTTTCGGTGGAATGTCTCCAGGAGTATCATTTATGATGATGCCAATGAATCATGATTTATTAAGAATGCAAGCAATTGAATTTAATGATCAGATTAGAAAGTCTGCATATTCGTTTGAATTAATAAATGATAGAATTAAATTCTTTCCTATACCAGATGGAAGTAATTTTACAAAAGTACATTTTCAATATATTAAAAAAGATGATAGGTCAATGGCATTAAAGCCAGGATATGGATCAGTATCAGATTTTTCAAATGTACCATACCAAGATATAACTTATAGAAATGTTAATGCAGTAGGTAAACAATGGATACGAAGATATGCATTAGCTTTATCAAAAGAAATGTTAGGATATGTAAGAAGTAAATATTCTGCAATACCTATTCCTAATGCAGATGTGACATTAAACGGAACGGACCTTGTATCGGCCGGACAAACCGAAAAAGAAGGCCTTATAACAGAACTTAAGGAAATACTTGATACTATGTCAAGGCAAGCACAATTGGAAAGAAAACAGGCGGAAGCAGATGCAATGCAACAGCAAATGAATAAGATACCACTTAACATTTATATAGGGTAAGTAATGGCATTATTTGGATCATCAAGAGATGCAAGTTTAATCAGATCGATTAATAGAGAAATTATCAATGATATTATTGATGTTGAAGTAGCATTTTACAAGCTAAGTTTAGAAGCAACTAAAGCAAATATGTATGATGAGTCTGATACCAAAGTTTATTATAATCCTTTAAGGATAAATTGTTTAGCACTCAAAGAAGAAAAACAATATACTGGAGATGATAATGGATATGATTCTTCAAGAACAGGAGAATTTAATTTTTTAAGAGATGATCTTAAAGATAAAAATATTATAATTGAAGAAGGTGATATACTAGAATGGGATAATGAGTTCTATGAAATAGATGGAGTAGGTGCATCACAATATTGGACAGGAAGAAACCCATCAACTGATATAGCTGTAGTAGAAGGAGATATATCAGAACATGGTCTTAGTATAGCAGTTAAAGTTACTGCGCATGTAACACGAAGAAATAGACTAAACCTGCAAGAAGTTCGATCGGGTATTAATAAACCAAATGATATACCGAGAAACTTATAATGGCAAAAAAACAATTAAAAAATACTCAAAGTTCTTTCTCTAGAGACCTTGTCCCTAATAGGGCTGAGCAAGTTAGGCGTGATAATGATATTATAAAGACTCCTAAATGTACTATTGAAGATGTAGATTTTGCAATCATATCTTATATAAGAGATGTTCTTAAACTACAAGTAACAGAAAATGGTCAGGTTATAGATGTACCTATAATGTATACAAATGGTGAAAAATGGGCACAAGTTCAGGCCAAAGGGTATATGAGAGACCGTAAAGGTAAAATAATGACACCAATTGTAAGTATACGAAGAGGTTCTATTATAGAGAGAGACACTTTGAAATCATTAGGAGTTAATAATAATCCTGCAGGCAATGATTTTGTGCATCAAAATAAGCATACCATTGAAAATAAGTATGATAGATTTTCAGTACAATATAATTCTCAACGTAAAAAGGAGTATTATATAGCACCAGTTCCGGAGTTTGTCGATGTATCATATGAATTATTACTATGGACAGAGTATACAGAACAAATGAATTCATTGGTAGAACAAATAATGCCTACCAATGGATTTGCATACGGAACAACTTTTAAATTTCCAACATACTTATCAGATGTTACATTTGATACAACAAATGCAACTGGAGAGGATAGAGTTGTTAGAGCAACAATACCACTAATGACTAAAGCATCATTAATGATGCCATTTGAATTACGTAAATCAAACTTCGAAAAAAGAATATCAGTTAAAAAAATAGTATTCGGTAGTGAATCTTTAAAGGAACCACCGGGTGGTTATTGATAACAGTAGCATATTTATATAAGTATTATAATTTAAAAAAAGAAAAGGTTATGGCAAAAGCAATCAAGTTTACAGAAGAAGAACTAAATCAAATTACTGAACTAAGAGAATCAAATGGAAATAAAATTTCTGAGTTTGGACAAGTCGAGTTAGAATTATTATTAGCCAATCAGAGAATAGAAGCTTTAGAACAAGCTAAAGAAAATCTTCGATTAGCATATATTGAATTACAAGATAGTGAAAGAAAGTTAGTTCAAGAATTAAATGAAAAATATGGTGCAGGTCAAGTTGATCTAACTAGCGGAGAGTTTATTCCGGTAAAATAGATTGTTTGGCTATTTGCACCCATATTTATAAGAAATTGAATAATAAAAGAGGAGCATCAAAATGGCCGAAAAAATTGTATCACCCGGGGTATTTACAAACGAAGTAGATCAATCGTTTTTACCTGCCGGAGTTCAAGCAATTGGAGCTGCTGTCATTGGACCAACACAAAAAGGTCCGGCAGGAATTCCAACAATAGTATCGAGTTATTCTGAATATGTACAGACATTTGGAGGTAAATTTACTTCCGGGTCAGGTGCATCAGAACAATCATACAAATATTTAACTAACTATGCTGCACAAGAATACTTAAAGTATGCAGATACATTAACAGTAGTTAGAATATTAGCTGGAGCATATAGTCCGGCAACATCAAATATAACAACTGCAACAACAACAGGTGTTGCTTTTGCACATGGTTCATTAACATTAGTAGCTGGTTCAGTTCTTGAAAATGAAACATTTCAGATTAATGATGGAACTAATACAGTTAAGTTTATTGCACAAGCGAATCCAAATACAGATGCAAGTGATGGATTAACTAACTTCTTTACAAAAGGAGGAACAGCAACAGCTTTAGCAAATGCATTAGCAACAGAAATAACTGCAAACAATATATTATCAGGAATTACAGCTACAAATGTAGCCGGCAAGATAATTATATCTGGATCATCAGCAGGGACAGCACCAAATGGAACTACATTTGCAACAGCATCAGGAAATACGCCAGGTACATTTGGAGCAGCAAGTGGTGTAACAGGATTTACATTAGCAGGTGGTACTGATACAACTGCATCAGAAACAGTATTTACTTTAACAACATTAGCAGATGGAGCCGGCATGAATAGTGGTGGTGGTACAGAGGGTACAAATAATGTATTAACTAATGGTACTGATAATAATATAAGATGGGAAATAACTTCAAAGAATAATTTGAAAGGTACTTTCAACTTAGTTATTAGAAGAGGTGATGATACTATTAAAAGAAAGACAATATTAGAACAATATAATAACGTAACATTAGATCCTAATTCAACTGATTATATTGCAAGAAGAATTGGTGATCAAGCAAATACATTGAGAGATAGTGGTCAAGCTGATCCATTCCTTCAATTATCTGGTTCGTTTGCAAATAGATCTAAATATGTAAGAGTAAGTGTTTCAAAAAATACTTATAACTATTTAGATTCAAATGGTAATGTAAGAGTAGGAAGTGCATCAGGTAGTTTACCTGCAGTGGCATCTGGTTCATTTACAGGTGGTAGTGATGGAAATGTTGAACATCCACAAAAATTCTATGAAACAATAGAAGACACAAATGTACAAGGATATAATCCAGATAATTCAACTAAAGGCGGAACAGCTTATTCAGATGCAATTAAATTATTAAAAAATCAAGATGAATATGATATTAATTTAATTACAGTACCAGGATTGGTAGATGATAAGCATGGAACAACAATTGGTGAATTAGTTCAAATGTGTGAAGACAGAAGTGATTGTTTTTCTATAATTGATCCAATATTATATGCTGGAGGATTAAGTACAGCAATTGCAAAAGGTGATGCTAGAGATAGTAATTATGCTGCAATGTATTGGCCATGGGTAAAAATTCCAGATACAGATCTAGGAAGAAATGTTTGGGTTCCTGCATCAACAGTTATACCTAGTGTATATGCTTTTAATGATAGAGTTGCTGCACCATGGTTTGCGCCAGCCGGTCTTAATAGAGGAGGAATTGATATTGCAGTTCAGACAGAGAGAAAATTAACTCATGCAAATAGAGATTCATTATATGAAAGTAATGTTAATCCAATTGCAACTTTTCCAAATGCCGGTGTAACAGTGTTTGGACAGAAAACATTACAAAAGAAATCATCTGCATTGGATAGAGTTAACGTAAGAAGATTATTAATTGCAGCTAAGAAATTTATTGCAAGTACAACTAAGTTCTTAATATTTGAAAATAATACAGCAGCAACTAGAAACAGATTCTTAAGCATTGTTAATCCTTATTTTGAAAATGTTCAACAAAGACAAGGATTATATGCATTCAAAGTTGTAATGGATGAATCAAATAATACTCCAGATGTAATTGATAGAAATACAATGGTAGGGCAAATATTCCTTCAACCTGCTAAGGCAGCTGAGTTTATTGTAATTGATTTCAATATTTTACCAACAGGAGCAGCATTTCCTGAATAAAATTTAGGATAGTGTATATTTATATTAAAGAGGAATAAAAAGATGGCAGAATTACTTGACCCAAC